GGCCAGTGAAGTACCAATCTGACGGCGTTTCGCAGCTGCTTCGGGTGTTTGGTTATACTCTGTAACCACTCGGCGCATGCCTTCTCGCATGGCCTCAGTAGGCTCTTTATCTTTACTCGCACATGACTGGCCACAGTAGGGGCCGCGTCTGCGGTGTTCTTTATCGCACAGTTTACAGTTTTTTATCTTATAGACGCCAGGCATGTTCTATCACGGATCCTAGTGGTTGTTTTCCAGAGTGGTTACTACCTACTTATATCATATCATCCAACATAATTAACCTTTTGAGGTTCTCGTGTTCTTTATCTTGAGGTAGAAACCCCATTATCTCTATTGGCCATGTATGTAACCCACAAACTTCCAATGAGGCCTTTATACTCTCAAATTCTCGTATAAATTGTTTTCTCTTATAGGTAAGCGTTTTTACCTTGGTTGGCGCTGCAAAATGGCCTATAACATAGGTGATTTTACCTGTTTTGGCAAATCTTTCAATAGCTGCAATTACAACACGGTATTGATAACCTTCTTTAATATGGACGCCAACTCTATCCCTTTTAATATCATACTCACCTTCAATACAATATTGTTCACTTGAATGGTTATCTAACCATTGTTGGATTCTAGGGGTTGAGGTGTATAGAATATATGGTTGAGGTGTATTTAATTCTTCCATGACTTGTTGCACTACTCGGTTCATTACAGTTTTATCACGATTGGCATAAATCTTTTTAAACTTCTCTTTGATATCTTTCTCATCATTTTTGATTTTACCTTGTTTGACTTTATTTGAGAGGAACTTTCTCATGTCAACTTCTTTATTAATGCGCTTTGGTAACTGTTCGTTTTCCATGGCTTGGACATCTTCTAAAGAATCATCATCACCTTCTAAAAGGGTGAAATACCATGATTTTTGTTTATTCAATAGAATAGCCTCACATCGGCCATACCCATAGACTAACTCATAGGGTTTATCATATAGTGGTCCACGATAGCGAACGGCAGGAGGGAATTCTTTGAGGTCAACGCCTTCGGCAAAAGAATTTTTAAGTAATTCAATTTCTTCGGCGGTGTGGGTTTCTTCTTTGGTTTTATTACCATCAATATCATCAATATAAATCTGACTAAAATCTAATATAATGGTATCTTTAGAGGTTACATTGGCTTGTGTCCAGTCGGGCACGGGGATTATGGAAATTTTTTCGGAAATATATGGAATACAGCTATCTAAAGAGATTTTCATGGGTATTACTCCTATTTAATTAAAAAGGCGGAAGAACGAAGCCTTCGGCAGTCGTTAAACCGTATCATTACTTATAGAAGGATAACACTAAAAATCAATTAAAAGAGGCAATTATTTCATTCTAGTCCCAAAGAGCTCTATAATACTTACCAAATAGTCTTAATCCGTTATCAATACGGGTATTATGAGCCTTTAAACCTTTACGGTCAACCTTAATGTTACGAATTGATTTGTTGATATCTTTACCATTTTCACATCCTTCGGTTTTGGTCATATGAGTATTGAATGGTGCCTCGTGGTCATACATAGATAGCTGTTCAAAAGTCCATATCATCTCATCCAGAATATAATCAAACCTCTCAAAAAAGGTGTTATCATTATCTTCAAATAGCTTATGGACATCTGGATCACCTGTTCCTTTGGCACCAATTCTTAATCGTTTAGGGACATCTTCATCATCTACAAATGGAGCGCCATGCTTGGTCGCCTTTAATTGCTTCAGCATAGGTAGAATAATCGGTGATAGTGTAGAATCCATTGACCAGGTATCCCAGCGGTCAATCTTAATATAGTTCACTTTAGGGTGAATGACATCAAGTAAATTCATCCATAAGGTGCATACTGGTTCTAATACTTTATTGGTTCTTCTCACCCAAGGCTCATCATAGTCAATTTCACGCCAGAAACAAACCTTCTCACAAATTCTATATGGTGATACCCAATGGTCTCTAGGTTTATTGGTGTATATCTTCACACTAACCAATCCTTCAGGAACCCTTCGGTTTGCACACCTACGATTCTTTTAACCTCTGCATCATTTTCCAACATTACAAGTGTTGGAACACCACGGACGCCATATTGGATGGACAATTCTTGATTCTCGTCAATGTCTATCACTTCAATTGGATAATCTATGGTTATACCTTCTAATGTTTTGGCTAACATCTTGCATGGTTGGCACCAGGATGCCGTAAATCTTAATACTTTTTTACTCATTGATAACTCCCTTTAGGTATGAATGCTTTACCACAGGCACGGCATTTCCATTGTATATGGGTATGGCCATTGACCACGGTATAAACGGTAACTATTTCACGGTGTAGGCAATCACTCATAGTTTTTATAATTCTTTCACTCCATAAATTAATTGCATTACATCAAGCACACAATCATCAATTGGGTTGTGTTTGGTGATATGTAAATAAGGGTCAAAACCTGGATAATCTACTTTACAATAACCATTGGTTGTGCCTGTGAGGAAATCTACTGCGGTTCTTACATCTCGCCATCTTTTGAATGGAAAGATGGGTTCTATGGTCAACTGTTCTTCCATAGAATCAAGGACTAATTGGTCTAAATTACCACGAGCCCATACATATGAATTAGGTTCATTCTTACTGTTAGCCCAGCGCCTCATTCTTTCATAACCTTCTTCAAACCTCTCATCAATTGCAACATTCGGTTTGAATGATTTAACCTTGACATTCTCACATTGTTTTGCCCACCAATCCATGGTGGTGCGACCAACGGTGCGATGTAGCCTTTTGATTTGGTCTGAAGCATCAAACTTACAAAAAAAAGTATTATCTCTTAATTGCTGAGGTGAAGGCTTATTATCAGGATCAAAATGAATACAGGCCATGGATAGAATCACAGAATTGGATTCTTTGCCAAGAGTTTCTACATCAAACATAAACATTATCCACTCACCTCAAAATAAAATTCTTCGTTATCTGTCCATGCTTCACCAAGGTCATTATAACACTTCTTGGCAATACCATAGGTTGGAAATACTTCACGGGAAAACTTACCATTTTTAGCATGATAGAATGAACCAACCAATGGTTTATGTCTTAATTCATCTTCTACTGGTAAATCTCTTAAATATATTCTCACTCTTTGGTTGGGTCTTTTAATATAATTGGAACTGGTGGTTGGTCTAGTGCTGTTTTGATGGCCTCTTCAAGTGATTGACCAGAGCGACCACGCATTTTAGCACGAGCTTCCTGCTTCATACGGTCTAACTCACCAGGCATTAAGAATGGTGGTTCATCATCATCAGGTGGAAACCAATTGTTAATCATATGTATAAATCAAACTCATAGCCAAGTAGGTTAATATTCAAAATGAAAGTTTTAAAACGATAAGACAAATGAAAACGAACCCATTGTGAGGTGTCTTTGACTATTTGCACATTAAAACATCCAAAACTTTTGAACCAATAACTTTTCCACCCTTGAATATTTGATTCACGACTAACCTTCATATCTATTTTAAACATATCATTATCTCCCACGACCAGCTGATTTCTTGGCTGGTTTGTGTGAAGTAACTTGGTCTTTTACTTGACCCTTACCTGTATCCAGGTCATTCTTTTTCTTGCCTTGATTGTTCTTCTCGTTTTTCTTGGCTAATAATTCTTTGAGCATATCTGCATATGACATATTATTTCCTTATCCAATCTTTATCCCACATTTCTTGGTGTGGGTCGTCTTTGTAAAAATCTTCTTTTTCCCATTTATCAAACTTATCTCTCTTTTCTTTTGATAGAATAGGTTTTGATTTTGGTTTATTCTTTTCTTCAATGTAACCAGTTACTTTATCAGCAACAGATACAGCTACAGATATTGGGTTTAAATAATCAGCTGGTGATTTGGTTGGACTTACTTCAGCCATATACATTACACCAACAGTCGCAGCTTCAAGGATCATTTAATTTCTTCTTCTAATGAATATAATTTGTTTTCTAATCTAACGATGTGATTACCAAATATGCCTGATATGGTACCACGAACATTACTATCAGATATGGTATTGATTGCGCCATTCATATCTGCCTTGAAGTCCCTAATCAACTGTAAAAACTCTTTGTGAGCGTTTATTTTATCAAATTGTTTTGAGTTTGGTTTTGAATGAACCAAATGACCTAACATTTCGTTTTTAGGCATAATACCCCCAACTGGTTCTTTGTTTTTTCTTCTTTGAATAATTGCTTGCAGCTGATGAACCATACACCACACTTGATAGAATGACTGTAGCTGCCCAAGTCTGCCAAGTATATGGAATTTCAGTATAGAATAGTGTGTTTAATGACCAAACAATACCAAACGGAATAACTACAACCAAACCAAAGAATAACGCTGTTGCTAATAACACTTTCACTACATTCATAATTATCTCCCTATTTAATTTTATGCCAAATCTTTTCGTGTATATAATATAAAGCGGTCATCATTATGGATAACCATATAGCTGTATGAAAACCAACCCAAGGTATTGTTGCAGCTAAAACAACAATACGATATGAAATCGCCTTATATAGTGCTCTTTGTGATGGTGTCATTGAGCCATCCAAATATAGGTTGCAAAAGCATTTACAATAGCAAAATATAAATTATGTATCAGCAATGGTTTATTGAATTGTTTGAAATAAAATTCATAGACCAATATAGAATGAGCTATAACCAACACAGGAAATGCGTATTGCATACCTGGAAATTTAAGTGAGATAAAAGTGCCCGATGTAATAAACAGAGTGGTGGCTATCCACTTAATATCAAAATCTTTCACTTTACTATCTTTCTACATTCCGCATAGGTTTTTGGGTCATTGGTTTCTATAAGTTTTGAGCGTGATTGCTTCTGACAACCTTCAAAACTATCAAATTCTTCGGTGTATATTATTTGGTGATTTAACACCACAATCAATACCCATGTAATGACCATTAGTTTGTTTTAGTTACGGTCTCGTATAGGCTTTCAAATTCTTCGTGTGTTGCCACCTCTTCAGAGAAGTTTTGTTTATGATAAACACGAATCAATTTCTTAATTGTTTTCTTTGGAATTTGAAAGTTCTTGTTTGTATCATTGATGATGTTTTTAATTAAATCTCTTTCAGCATCAATGCGTGTGAGTGAATTGCTAGCCTCAACTAAAGCATTATGTAATTTCTTTCTATCTTCTTCAAGTAATTGCATTATATATCCTTATAAAATTAATTCTGTTAATTGTGAATTTTCACCCATAGTGCCTTTGAAAAAAGTATTAAAGGCCAATGAAATGCGTTTGTTATCGCCACCTTTGTTTTCAACCATGTGAGTGGTACCAGATGGAAATAAAATAATCATACCCGTTCTGACAGTATAAAACCACGATTCTGAATTATACCAATTAAACTCACTTGAAACGGGCTTAATTTGTTGATAGCCTTTTTTCTGAAATGTAATTTTATCATGCTCATCATTTGCATTGATGTATAATACTCCAGAAATAAAACTGTTTGGATGTTCATGGCTATGATGATATTCATTCTCTTTAGTATAATTTGACCATGATTGTGTAATATATGGCACTATTTCATATTTTGGTGAATATATTCTTTTAATAAATTCAGCTGTGTGTGCTGTAAGAATGTTACGAATACTTTCTAAACCAGGTTCGTTGAGAATATAATTATTGGCACTTGTAATGTTACCTGCATTTGCCACAGTTTTCTGTTCAGCATTTTGGAATATATCCATTTCTGAAGGCGTAAACGGTCTATCCATATGAGAAATATAAACTGGTGTTGGGAAAATACCAGAAATTTCTGGTTCAACAATCGTTGTTATACTACTCGCTGGTTTCATTTGTTTTATGTTTATCATAATATTAAGTTTTTTTCTATATTGTTTACGGAATTATATCAGAATCATCTACTGAATTGAGGTAATCATATACTTTTTCATAGGCCTGATTTTCATTAAGTGCTAACACATAGGCAAGTAACTCATTGGAACCAATGGCTACTGTAAAAGGTATTCGTTTGAGGTATTTAACAGGAATACTCATAGGCAAATCAACCCAAAAATAATTTGAGTTTTTGATATTGTCTATGGTTTTTTTAACTTCGGGTAATATATTCATCACAAGTTCATTATATAAAATTTATCTTAAGCGCAATCTGATAGTGATTCAAGCCATCTCTTTGTGCAAGCCTTGTCTTGGTCTTTGCATGGTGTTACTTCTTCTGGTACTAAACTCAATATTGCAGCTTCTGTTGCTAAATCTTTTGTTTCTTCTTTTTTGTTTTCTAACATTTTATTCACCTTTTGGGTTATTATTAATCTCAACTTGTGGTTGATTGCCTATTTAGATATTTGTATAACCTAACATAATAAGCAAATCGTTTAGGTTCTCTTTCAAAGTGTGGAAGATAACCAAAGTAATTTAACACTCTTTCATAATACAATTCAGTTTCTTGGTCTGTCATCAATAAACCCAAGATACAAACGAATAACGGGTGCCTTTGATACAATCTTTTACATAATGTGGATACATGAAGTTTGATGGGAATATCATAAGGTCACCTTCACCTAAAGAAATAGTTTGGTCCCACATAACAAACTCAGCGCCTTCATAATTTGAATTAAGATTACCGACAATACTTAAAGTTGGAATACCTTTTATTTTACCATCAAACATTGATTGAATGTGGTCACAATGTAATTTCATATTGGTTTCTTCAGCATAGCGATTGAAACGAATATCAGTAAAACCTGCCCAGCCATTATACCATGAAAAATTTAAGTCTTTCATATACTGTGTAAGCAAATTGTGTGTCAATTGCATGAGCTGAGGCTTTGTTTCTACATTTTCAAAAAATACCGATAATTCTTTTTCAGTTGAGTGATATGAATCGGTGTTGACATTATAAAATGAATGTTGTTGCCAATCCACTTTATCTAATTCTTCACAGGTTTTGCGACATATATCTTGAGGAACGGCTCCTTGAAATAAGGTCACATAAGATTCTAGGTCTTTATTAATCATTTTGTAAATTCTTTGTTAAAATAGTATCATACACTAATTTATGCTAAATGTCAAGTGATTTTAAGGTGATAATAAAACTATTTAATTGCCTTTTGATTTAGGTCAATTATACACTCATTGGTAGAAATTTGAGGCAATAAAAAACCCACCAAAAGGTGGGTT